CGTGATCTTATCTCTCGGTGGAGCAACCGCAGCAAGTTTACGTTGCTTCTTTGAGTAGGATTTCAAAGGCATTATGCAGCGTTGGTAATAGCACCATTAGTTGTAAAACTTACACTAACTGTTTCTAAATCACCAGTATTAGCAGAGAATGTTGAATTACTTACTATGCCAGAAAAACTTACTTTTTTACTTCCAGATGTATCAAAAAATAATTCAAACTGTGCATCACCAGCATCTTCTGTAGTTAAAACATCTGCCAATAAGTTTGCAGTCTCATTACCACTCGCTGCTGTATAAAGAAAATCAATAGTACCAGAGCCAGAAATTAATCCACCAACATTTGCTCTTGATGTATCACCATGAGCAGTAACATCTAAAATATCTTTAGTTACATCAAGTGACCAAGCTGTAGTTGAGACTATTGCTTCAGTTGTACCAGAAGAGTTCTTAAATTTAACAGAACCTTCCTCTCCACGAAAAAATGCCATAATTATAAGAAAAAAGAGTATTTAAAATTATTTTAACTTGTAGTTGACTTTTTTACAGTACCTTTACTGTTATTCCTCATATATTGTTCACATCTGGGATCCCAAAGAGCAGGATTGCGTTTGCCTTTGACTGCTTCGATAGCATCAAGCATCTCATCGGTGATTTCAATCATTTTTTCTTCCTTTTTGTTGTTTTTTTAGTAGATTTTTTCTTTTTGTTCTTACGAACAGCAGAAACATAACCCATACACCTACTCATAGCAGCAGATTTAGCCATGTTCAACTCCTTTTTTTAGTTTTTCTACGTCTATGTTGATAGGTTATCTTCTTTTTACCAGTTTTTTCACGTTTAAACCTCTCTTTCTCACTTTTCGTCATCTCTCCCACTGTCTTAGGTGTCTTACTTGATACACGTTTACTGGGTCGACAGGCAGGATAACCACGTTTCTCACCTTTAGAGCGACCACAAGGTTTACCAGTTTTAACATCAACCCAATTCTCCTCAAACCAACGTGTTAAACCACCTTTGGCTCTTGGGTTAGGACTACTTTTTCTTCTTTGTGGCACTTTTCTTTCTCTCCACTCTGTAAGTTCCACCACGCTTTTTGTATTCTCGGACTAGCCAAGCATTAGCGTAAGCAGAAGGATAAACGTCAAACTTACGTTTGGCTTCAGCTTTTACTCTAGCGTAAAGTGCTTTATTAACAGGTACATTCACTTCTC